GTATTCTTTTGATATGGTCTGGAAATCCAATATTGCCTGTTAAACTTGAAGAAACTTGATTTTCTATTGTTGCCCCTGCTATTGTTTGTCTTTCTTTTCTTTCATCTTTCATGTAGTATTTAATTAAATCAAATACCGCTAGTTTTAAATCTTCAGGTGTACTTGTATATCCTGCTTTATAAGTAACTTTTACTGATTTCATGCCTTTAGGCCAGTATCTAGTACTTGTACTATTTGTTCTTATTATGCTATCAGATTCATCGTCAACTACATATTCATATTTACCACTACTATCAGAATTTTCTGTGATTAGTGTAACATATGAGTCAGCTTGACTTGTTCTTTCTTGTACTGATACTACCTCTATTAAAGGAGACTCATCTAGTATAATGGTTTCTACTGTAAGGTCTTTTATATTTTTATATTCAACTTTATTAGTACTAGCATAATCTATAATAGTACTCCCGCAATAAGTCTTAACGAGTTGGGAAACTTGGTCAATAACTACATTTATACGAGCATCGTTTTTTATACTCTGCAAACCTGCAAAGTCCTTGTATTGCTGTAATGTAACTAAATCTGCCATAAATTTTCCTTAAAAAGTGTGGTGGAGTTGCCCCCACCACGTAATTTTGATAAAACTATTAACTAGCTTTATACTGAAGTGTATGACACGCTGTTGAACCATCGATAAGGTCGGTAAAACCTAGTCTTTGAGAAGCGACTAATACTCTTCTTTGGTTTGCTACTTCGTAGTCAGACTCGATAGTAACACCTCTTAATCTAGGCATTACAAAGTTTTTCGCATTAACAGCTAATCCAAAGAACTTGGATGTTGCTGGAGTAGCGAATTCGTCACAAACGATAACTCTTGAACCGAAGACTTCTCCGATTTCACCATTTAGCTTAGTAGCCATATTGCCAACTAAATTGACATCTTGGAACTCTGCATCTGATAATAAGTTGAAGTATTCAGTTGAATTTATGATGTAAATTACATCTCTAGGATTCATACCCCATTTACCCATTTGCTTTCTAGCATTCAATAGCATTGAAGCTGTTAAAGATTCTGATGCAAAAGCAGTAGCAGATTGAGTTTTGTTAGACCCAGCCATTGTGACTAGTCCTTCAAATGCTGCTCCAGATGTACCATAAACGCCATCTGCGTGGTTACCCACTAATAGTGCATTTTCAATACCTCTTGCATGTGATCTAACGATAGACTCTCTAATTAAAGGAAGAATCGGTAGAATTGCATCTTCTTCAGTTTCATTACCTAAGTATGATTGTGAAATAAGTTTTTTAGTTGAAAGAGTTCTTTCAGTCATGTCAACGCCAGCATACGGAGTACCATAAGTGTCGCCTCTTTCCTCTAAGTTTCCATGAGGAGAAGATCCAGAAGCTGCTTGGTTAGCTGTAAATTCAGCATACCCTGCATCTGGCATGATTGGTAGAATTTGTGTAGCTGAAGTCATTTGGATTTCTCTAAATAACGGTGCTAATACAAGCTCTAATTGAATATCTCTTTCGATATTTGTTGATACTGTTTGTTCAAAATCAGCTGATGAAACAGCAACGCCTGAATGAGCATTAACTTTTTCCATAGTATCTTGACCAAGTTTAGTACTCCAGCCTTTACCAGTAGCTAAACCCATAACCCAAGCGTCATCAATGTCGCTTTGGAAGGCTTTCTGCCAGTCGCTGTTTTGTCTATCTGAAAAATGTCTTTTTGACTCACGCATTGCGTTAATCTCATCTTTTTTATCAGCTAGGTCTTTTTGTAGTTCATTAACAACAGATTCTAAATCTCCTTGTCTTTCAGAAACGCGTTTTTCAACGTCGTTTACGAGCTGTTCAGCTCCTGATAGACCAGCAGTTACTATTGTTTTAACTTTTTCTTGCTCAGCTTCTTTTTCTACTGCTTCTGTTTCCAGTTCAGCAGCTTTTGTTTCAGCTTCGCTTACTTCTTTTGCTTTTTGTTCTGCTTGTTGCATTGCGATTTTAGCAGCAGTTGATTTTGCCACCTCTTCCGCGAACGCTTTTAAGTCTAACTCAGCATTTGGAGTAGTTTTTTCTGTAGACATATGTCTCTCCTGTTGAGTGGTTTTACCCACGGCTTGTGGCGCATCAATTTCGTCAGTATTTACTGCTTCCATCTCATGAGCCTGTTTACTTTCTTTCGAAAATTCAGCTTTCCATTCATCATATTCTGATTGAGAATCGAATGATTTTGCAATCGAGAACATTGCGGTCTGGTTGCAAGGTACACTCACAACAGACACTTCGAATAGTTCAGCGTCCTTTATTTGATATCCGTCGGTTTCCTTTAGATAATCAGCGTCCTTGACTCGGAAACCCACGGAAAATGCTCCAAGTACGCCATCTTTGATTAAATCTTTAACTTCTCCTGCAGACTTAGAAATTCTAGCTCCAAGCTCCAGGCCTTTGTCGTTTACTTCTAATGAAGTAGCACGACCTATTGGTCTATTATAGTCATGGTTGAATAAAATGATTGGATTACCTTTAAAGTTTTCCAGTCCACCATTTTTAGTCCATGCGTCATGGTCAATTATATCACCAGCTCTATCTGATGAGTTAGTGCTAGCATATCCTTTGATATTAACACTACCGTCATCATCTTCACTTAATGTTTTAAAAGTTGATGACCAATGAAAAATTTTCTCTGACATATTACTTACCTTTCTTTACTTCAGCTTTTTTAGGAGCTGGCTTTGCTTTTGGTTCAGGGGCTGCTTTAACTACAGGTGCTACATTAGCGTTAACGTCTGCTGCCATTTTGGCATTAATCATCTGTGTCATTCTAGCCCAAGAGCCAAATGCTCTTTTAGCAACCATAAAACGCATTGGAGCGTCTGTTGCTGCTTTGTATTGGTCAATGGTATAAATTACTCCTTTTTCGTTAAAGTAATCCATTAACTGTTTAAGAATTGCTGGTTTATTCATTTGTTTCTTCCTCTGTTTCCTCAGGTGGTCTGCCACCTTCTTCGGGGTTAGCTGCGCTACCCGCTATGTTTGCTGGTACTCTCAATTCATCATGTCCATCAATTGATTCCATGTTCATTGCGTCCCTGACTTCGTTAGGTGTCATTATACCTGTATTAACTAATGTTGCATAATAAGCTGCTTGGTCTCTAAGCTCTGGCTGTAGTGCTGGAACTCCATGTACATCTTCATTTAGTTTAAATCCGAAGTATCTTTCAAATGCATATCCCATTTTTCTAACTATAGGTAGTATTGTTTCTAAATAGTACAATCTATGATTAGGTCTAATGTTTGCATTATTACCACCGTCCATAAGGATTGGAGGTACACCCATTGCTTCTAATATTACTTTCTCATTAGCTGCTATTGAAGGTTGGAAGTCTAGTTCTTTAAAGTTTACTTTAGTTAAGCTATCTACTTCTAATCCACCATCTAATATAAGTGGTCTTCTACCACCATTTTTTGGATTATATCTATTTGCCCATGCTGTTAACATTCTTTCTTTTATTCTGTCAGAAAGAGTATTAGGACTCTTTAGTACTAATCCTGGAACTGCTCCATTCTTGAAGAAGTTATCCTGAAATTTGCGCATACTATCCAGTAAATACATAGTTCTGTATGCTGGTTTGAGTCTAGGTACACCCCTATAGATTGATTTGAATGAGTTTTCCTTAATATGTATAATTTCTTTCGGGGTGTAGTCTATAGCTCCATCATATACATACTTGTTAATATAAGTACTAGTATCAGTCTCTATAGTAACATTATTAGCAGGTAAATGATATAAGTGGGCTCCATCAAAATATATAAAGATGTTGCCATCAATCAGTAAGTCAATTATAAGATTTCTCTTAAAAGTGTTTACATCTTGAAAAGGGTTTGGCTCTTTATTTAGTAGTAAGTCTACACGACTTCTACGAACATTAGGCACTATTGGAGTCATACCTTGTACTTTATCTCCAACTTCAAACGGTATATCAGCACTATCGTCAACAATCATATTGACAGCACGATTAACTACTTCTAGTTCCTCGTACGCTGAACGATAATTTTCTTTCTTTTCACGAGTATCAATACTCATGCCTTCTTCTAGGGCAATGAAAGGTTGAGAACTATTTAGTTTCTCCTCATCATTTCTTCCTAAGAATCTGTCATACCATGCCATATTTGTCTCTCTGTATCTCCACCCATCTTTTTTGTTTATTTGCTGTTGCCAGTTTTGGTCTTTTGCCATAAATACTATGCAGTCTTATGTGATGAGTTTTACATAGTGTTACTGCTTCATTGTATACTTCAGAGAGGTGCTCTTCAATAAACTGTTCTCGAAGATTCATTATTTCATCGGCTGAGGTAATCGTAATTTTGTTAACCTTCATCCAAGTGTATAGTAACTCAGTCATTCCATTGAAGTGGTGAAACTCTAAAGGTTCTGTAGCTCCGCAGATAAAGCATTGGGTATCTTTTTGATATCCTGATTTCGCTTTGTCTCGTACGTACT